GGCGAGGATTGTCGTTGACTTGAGTTGCCCGGGATCATTACCTAGAGTACATTTTGCTAATTCTTTCAAAGATCATGTCAAAGAAAAACCGATTAGATTCGGTAGAGTTAGCGTGACGTATAAGGGTGATGCTAGTTATAGTAATATTAGGGATATGTTTGAAGGACACATGAGCCACTTTAATGAGGTACGTGTAGATAACAGCTCTGATGATGCCTTAGTTACCTGGTGGGAAGGTGGGACTAGATACACATATCTTCTCGATATAGCCTCAAATGACAGTAGTCATTCTATGAAAACTATGTGGCTGTATTCAAAAATATCGAATATGGATATGGAGCAACAGTCTAACCTTTTTAAGAGTGTTAGAATGCCTTTTCGCATTTACGACGAGAAGAAAAGAAGGTTTGTAGAATTCAAAAGTCTATGGGGTTATTTACTTTCAGGACTAGGAGATACTACCGTTTGCAATAATTGTGTTTACTTGTACATGGGCTTCATGTTAAACAAGTTACTACAAGGTGGGAAGACAATGTCAATAGCTCTTATTTCGCTAGCTGGATTTCACACTGGTTTTAGGTTTTCTTATCAGAGAGCCGATAGAATTGGTGAATTGCAGTTCCTAAAACATTCTCCTTTCATATGTGGAAATAACATTGAATTTATGGTAAACTTAGGTGTAATCCTACGTTACACGGGTAGAACCCACGGAGATATACCCTTAATTTCGTATCCCAAGTACATTAAGAATGAGATGGATAGGTTCAGGTATTTTCAGTCGCTTTTAACTTTCGGTTTTTTCAAGTTTGTGAGGTATTCACCCCTTATAAAGTGCTTGTGCCCCTTTTTCGATGAGATACTTGGAAATGAGGATACACACAGAAGTAAGCTGGATAAGTATGGACATAGTCTGTATTCGCATCATTTTGATCAAGCTGAGAAGAGACCTGTGTTGTACCCAAGTCGTGAGGAATTTTATTCCAGGTACGATGTTTCTATTGTTGACATCGAAGAGTTTGAAGG